GGAATATTAGTTACTCCATCATCAGTAGATGGTAAAGAATTTGATGCAACATAATAATATTCATCCTTATCATTGTATAGGTTTTGAATATCAGATATGATAAAGTCAGATTCTAATGGAGCTGCTGTTGGCCCAGTACCTGCTGTCCTTAATACTCTTCTAACTTTATAATCTAAAGTATTATCAACATTACTGTAAGCACTTTCAAGTGTTATTGTGTTTCTAACACTATTCGCAGTCTCTATATCTTTTACTCTTGATTCAAATGATGTTCCCAATAATTTAATTTTATCACCAACTTTCAAACTAGATTCATCTATTTCAGATTTTAAAATTATCTTGGATCCTTCAGAAGCAAATTGATCGACATCATAAGATACGCTAGTATTATAAATCCAAGAATTTGCAAATATTTCTTTGTATGATTTATTTTTTGAATTATCAATATTTTCTCCAAGATTAGATACAAAAATTTCATCACCTTCATTAACGTTTAAATTACTTGAAATTTGTTTAAAATCTGAAAGCACCCCCGTTAATAAAATTTCTACTTTTTTATTGGTATCTCCATTTTCATAACCAAAGTATATTTCATCAGATCTAAGGTTATCAGTTTCTGCGATTGAATTTGTAATTCCAGAACAACCAAAGAATTGATTTATACTTTTACTCGTATAACTTATATTGGTGTTAATGCCAGAAATTATTTTACCAGACTCTTTAAATCCTATGGTAGAATCAACAGATATAACAGATGATCCCACTCCCACATCTTGCAAAACTTTTGTATTTGGAGTAATTACAAAAGTGCCCTGAATTGCCGACCCTTCCTCATAACCAACAAATAGTGATATTCTAAAATATTTTTTATTATTTCTAGTAAAACTTTCTACTTCTGAAACAGAAGCATTAGTATTCAAATCAGATCCCTTAAATATTGATTGCCCAACTAATTTGGAAGGATCTCCGGAAATAGCTTCTGCAATAACAATTTCTCTTCTTAAAAATTCTGCGGAGGATGACTTAATTAAGAAATCCTCTAAATTCACAATTTTGGGAGTTACACCATAAAGAACGTTGAATAATATTCTAAAAGATTCATTTGTCCCTTTTGATTCATATAAATTTCTTATATGCTTTAAGAAATTACCAACATTAACATTTTCATTAAAATCAACATTTTCTAGTCCGGGAGCAAAAGTTGATTTTATTTTTCTATAAAATTCCTTCAAAAATAGAGAACTTAAATTTTGTACTATTGATCCAGACTCATGCTCTAATGCGGATGAGGTAGAAAATACAAGTTCTTCTTGATTTGTTTCCTGATGATAATCAGTAATTCCGCTAAAACCACGACCCAGTTTGCAACCAGTAAATACATTTGTTCCAATACCAGTATAAGTAATAATTTCATCACCGATTTTTAATAAACCATATTTTTCAGGAAATCCTTTAGTGCTTGTAACATGTATACTATCTGCACCAATAGTTGTAATACCAGTCGTGGTAGTGCTATCTGTTATTACTTCGGGTAAAAGATTATCTAATTTTAAATATTGATCTAAATTTTCAGCAATATCGACTGGTCCACCTTGATATTCCTGAGAGATATAATACTGCTTTAAAAATTTAGCTGCATTAGGACTCTCATCTAAAATATAACTAGGTAATTGACTGTCAATGATTTGTTGAATCTTGACCCTTGATTCAAAACCTGTTTGTATCATATTACTCTCTTATTAATTTCCCGTTTGAATAACTTGATGTATAAAAATCTCTAACGAAAACAGTTCCTGATATTTCATCGCCAGATGCAATAACATCCCTGATCATATTTATTGTACTTTTGGAAACACTTAAACTAAGATATAAGTCTTTCAATCCAACAACATCATTTGATTCGGGAATTGCTTGAATCTCAATAATATTATCTGGTAAGGAAGTAGAGGTGATAAGTATAGTTTGCAATATTACTTCACCCTTTTCATAGTCAACTATTCCTGCATTCTTTACAATTACTCTATTTGTACCTGTTTCTTGTAATGGTTTTACTATAGAAATTATACCTGTTTTCTTATCATCATTAGGTATATCTGTTAGATATACTGTATCTGTTTCTCCGGATATTTTAAATCCTGTGGATTTGATATTAAATCCATCTTCATCAATATGAAATCTATTTCCAAAACATAATTCATATTGTGCAGACTGATTGATCGCTGCTTTCAAATCTCTTCTTATTCTTATCTTTGTAATGTTTGAAGTGATTGCGGTATCTGTGTTATCAATAACCTGGAGTAATTTACTATACTTGAATCTTCCACCAAATTTATTCAAGTCAATAGATTTGGAATATAAATTTAAAGAGTTTATAATTTTTGTTTTTAAATCATCCACCTTAGAAGTTTTTGAAAAATCATAGTAAACAGAAGAATCAATTTCTACATAAAGAATTTTAAGATCAATTATTTTTTGATTAATTCCAGAAACTCCATATTGCTTTAGTTTCGATAATATTTGATTTTTTGAAAAATCAGAAACAAACGATCCATTTTTTGGTTTGATACTGATGGTGACAGATCCAAATTCTGGAGGATCAAGCTCTTCACCACCAATAACTGATACCGATTCAGTTTCCGGATATATCTGTTTTATTATTGCCTCATAATCCCTTGCCGTAACCGCCCTGTACTGTGCCGAATAGATTCTAGGTGCATAATACTTAATAGAGTCTAAAGTCTCTGCATTAGACCCGCTCTGTGCTGCCAGAGAAGTTGTTACCGTTGGGTTACCGGGGTTTAATACAGACTTCGATTGGTCATCAATGATACTACCGGCAAAAGAAAATATGGAGGGACCATTACCATCGATACCGTCTGTAACAATATATTCTACCGTAATGGTGGATTCATTTTCTAATTTTTTACCAATGAATCCATCACCAAAGAGTAATTCATATTTTTCGTCTTGTATTTCTTGTATTAAGAAAATTCTTGATTCTGAATTGATATTAATAATATTATCAACCAAAGTATACTCAAGACCAGTGCCAGTTTCTTGCGGTCCTTTTACATACACTCTTATTGTTGATGTATCAACATACGAATTATCCAATATAAATTTTTGATTGATGGATGCATCGACTGTAAATGTTCTTCTTAAAAATGTTCCTTGAAATACTTTTACATTCGTAAATGATGCTACACCACCACTGACTGTGGTTGATATATTTTCTGGTGTTGCAAATGTATATGTAGTGTCATCATCTCTTCCTATACACACTAGACCTGCTTCTAAGGTCGCTGTTTGTGTGTCTCCACTAATTGATATATCAAATGAAACTTCTGCTGTTGCTACCGTCCTGGAGCGTGGTATATACCCAATATTTCTTGCAAGAGAAATTACATTTTCACGAAGTGTTGCCGAATCCAAAAAGGATTCATTCACAATCATGTTGGAATTGAATGCAGTAATATATGTGTTATATGCTAGTGTATCAATTAAGGTTGAAAAATTAGATCCTTCAAAATCAAAATCCGTGAATGTAGAGTTTGCACGGAGATAATCTTTGATGGATGTCCTTATCTGATCAAAATCTAAATTGGTAAACTTAGTAAAAGGCATATTACTATCTGGTTGCCTCTAGTAGAAATGTATATTCTTGAGTCGGAAACTCCTGACCAATAATATCAAACACTACCGTCACATCAAATGAATTCTGATCAGAATTTGGATTTACAAATACCTGAAGATCATCAACTCTTGGCTCAAAATTTGTTATTGCAACTTGAATTTGTTCCTGAATAACAGATGCAGTACCAAAATCTACAAATTCAAATAAACTGCTTCTTACATCAGACCCAAAAATTGAGTTGAAAAACTTTTCGGTGGGTATTGTTTGGACAATATTTCTTACAGATCTACGAATCGCATTCTCATTTTTTAATATTTGAAGATCTTTTGTCACAGGATGGGGCTCAAAGGATAAATTTATATCCTTAAAAACCCTTGATATCCTCTTAATTGCCATTGATCATGAGATTTTTATTTATTTATGCTCCCGTCCAAGAAGATCCATAGGATGGTTCTGTACCATATGTCCAATCATCGTAATCATCATCATTACGAATCTTTTCATGAAGTTCTGTTTGACCTTTTAAGTCATGTTTCGGTGCCAAATCGTGTGCAATTTCTTGTAAAACACGTTTTTCAGAAATTTCACCGTAATCTGTTACTAATTTATCGGTTCCCCACATCTCTCTCATGTATTTTTTATCACGATCAACTTTTGCATTGCCCATTTTTTGCTCCGATTAGTGAAAATCAGAACTTTTAAAGGGGTTGCTATCCCTATTTTTATTTATTTTCCTCTTCTTCGGGTGTTTTCCAGAAATATTCGTCAGTATCACCCAGTCTACCCCACTGAATACCATTTTCAACCTGATAATACTCGGTCGAAACCTTAAAATCAGGTGTTTTTGGCTCTTGTGGAGTCAAACTAATATCATAAATGCGACATCTGTTGTTTGGATACAGTGCAAACTGCCCATTATCCAATTCGAGTAGGTTAAATGACTTGTGCTCGTCTGGTATTTCACTGGTTGCATAGTCAATGGTGTCACAATCACCATGATAATTGTCTAATGTACAGATATAACTGCCCGTCATGTTACCAAAATGACGTGTGCGGACTTCCCAACTCATCGAAGCAGTAAATTGCTTACAAATATTAGTGATACCATAGTCCATACAATTCCAAAACTGTAGATTTGGTAAATCGAGATCCGGTTCTGGTGTTTCGGGACGAGCAACGAACGCAGAAATAGGCAATTTATCAAACATTGCACCATATTCGGGCAGATAAGTCTCAAAATAAAAAGCACGCCCAGGAATCGACTTTGCCGATACCCAGACGCCCTCTACAAATTCACCGTGTCCATCTTGTAAATCACGAAGATATTCCTTTCGTACCCAGACCTTATATGCTGGCAGATTTACAAGTAGTTGACTCATCTTCTTCCTTGCCCCCTGTACTTTTTCTTTGCCGAGTTACGAGAACTTGCCGCACACTTCGTGTGCTTCCCCTGTCCCTGCCGAGACTTCTTCGGAGTTGCCTCCACATAAGAACCACTACGCATCTCCCTTTACCTCATAAGTTTGTGTTTCCAAATCTGCCGGGTCTGGAGTACCCGTCTTATAGTACTCCAGAGCCAAATCTTCCATCACTTCAAAATAATCAAGTTGACTTAAATTTTTATAAATCTTGCGCCCACGACACAAGATATCATATCGTTCAGCCATGAATCAAATAACACGAGTTTTTTCGTGTCCGACACGAACCCGAGGATCACACCAGATCTCAAAACCAGAATCAATCGCATCAAGACAGAATGATACGTCCTCCCCACACATGTCCTGTACTTCTCCAGACTCAAAAATCTGCATCTTTGGAGCAAACCAGGGATACTTCATACCTTCATTCTCAAAGACTCCGTGCTTAATCAGAAGCCATCCAAATCCTGTATAATCAACCGTAAATGGTTTGCGCCGCTTGGAGATACTCTCGATGGTTTCGTGATTCATCACACCCCCATTATTACGGAAGTCATCCTCCTCTAACCAATGAGCAACTGATGTTGTGCGACCATCTTCGGTACAATACCACCCTGCCGCAATATCTTTATCCATTAATACTAACTGATAGAATTTTTCAGTATTGAAAACAATATCACTATCAATCCATAACTGATAATCATAGTTTAGTTTTCCATCCCATGGAATTTGATCCGGTCCTCGCAGTACATTGGCTCCAAGACACTTACACCTTGCAAAGTTAACCATGGAGGAATAATCCTGCGAAATCTGGATGCTTGCCCCGTTCTGTACTAAGTCAAAACATAGTTGTACAAAACTCTTTAGATACGTATAAGATACACCCCTACCAGGAAGACAAAAGACAACATTCTTGCCCTTTATCATTTCCCTTGCTTTATCATAGTCCCACTCTTGATTTCCTGTGGACGCACTTGGAATAGGCGCTTTTGCTTTAACTGTGAATCCTTTAGACATAATAGAAATTAGTTACTTTCGAATCATACTGCATTATGTATACAATGTCAAGAAATCAATCAATGTCTCTGATGACAATACAATCATTCTCGACTTCAATATTAACTGTACTCCCCTCATACCATCCTTGCTCATCAAGTATCCACTCTGGAATAATCACATAGTGCTCACCGGTTACTGGATCAATCTCTATGGTCGTAAAATTTTCTGCGCGATTTTTTTGCATTCCTCTAAAACT